GGGTAGTGGCCGGTCAAGTATACGGACGTCACCAGAGATTCGAGCGTCTGACATTGGAGTAGCCCCCCCACGAGAAAGGATGACCGGAGAGTAGCCCAGGTGCCGTCAAGGGTGCAACCACCCCAGGTGGCGGTCTTGACCGCCCTTGACGGGGCCCCAGGGCACCTCCGCAAGCTTCCTGGAGCGGGGGGGGGCTGCCTAACTGAGCGGTTGGACGGTGAGGTCGATTTGGTAGTCGCCAGTTGGGCTACCTGACGTGTCCGCAGGGGGGCACTGGAAGTCCAGGAGGGAGCGCGCGTCGATGGGCACGGAGAGTCCTTCGGACCACTCCGCTGACCAACCCGTAGGGGTTGCGGCGCCGCCTCCCTGAAAGCTGTCCCAGCACTTCGCTAGCCGGAATGTGGACACGATTTTCGCACCCGCTCCGCCGATGCGCAGAAGGGCGCACATCTTGGTGACGTCCGGATGCGTAGCGGGGGAGACGGTGTGAAGTATGACCTGTTGAATCACGGCTGTGCGGAACGTCACTAGGGCCTTGTTGAACACGACCTGGATGTTGTTGTCAGTGCCGTTGTTGCCAGCGACGCTGAGGAAGAAACGAAGACGGGAATCGTCTTCGTACCCCCAGCTCTGGTTTCCCTGGCTTTCACCCAATCAGCCACACGCTCTGGGTCGGTATCAAGGCCGAATTCAATAAGGCGGTCGTTTAGATCAGCGATTTCAGATTGTGGCAGCCGACCAACCAGCCCCCGGACATCATCGTCCTTCAGCGCATCAAGCACTTCGTTGCCAGCCAATGGAATGCCGCGGCCTTCGCTTTTTACTTTCAGATCATCATAAAGCGCTTTAACCTTGGCCTTTTCGCCAGTCCTGCGCACGTCCAGCGCTTCCTTGATCGATATCCCTGCGTCTTTTCCAAACCCTAAGTCGTCAGCCAGCTTTTCAGATACATCCTTGAATCCTTGGGACTCAGCCGCTAGACGCTCTCTAAGTGCCTGTGCGGGCTTTGATTCTACCTGCCTCGCGAGCTGCCGCTCACTTAGGAAAGACTCTGGTGTCTGTTCAAGGCGTGATTTGGTGGTAGGAATCCCGAGATCATCGAACAGAGTGGCCCTGGCTGCGACTTCTGGCGTTTCTCCAGCGGCAAAGCCTGCTTTTAGCCTAGCCAAACCTTCTGGTGTATCGGCTGCTTGTCGAACAGTCTGCACTGCCTCGTCCTGGAGCTGATCAACAGTAACGCCGGCATCGTCCAACGTTTTCTTGATCTCTGCGCTAATGTTCCCAGAGGAATCAATCACTTCATCAATGTTTTTGCCAGTAACTTTTCTTAATGCGCGGCCCAATACGCGACCAAACACAGGCAGAACCAATTCAGCAGCACTCGCGAAAACGCCTCCAAGGCCTGCTGTCCCAGCGATATCTTGCGTGGTACCACCTCGACCGGCAGCAATTGTGGCTCCCTCAGTGGCACCAATACCGAATGAGGCGGCGAGTCTTGGTAATAGTTTCGCTGGAACACTAGCTAGTCCTCCTACAAGAAATGGGGCAGCTTCACCTGCAATTTCACCGACAAAAGCTGAAACTGGGCGCTCTTTTTCGAGAGCTCCAAAGGCTGCCTCTTCTTCTGGTGATGTTGGTTTTATTCCAGGGATATCCAAGCCGGTTAATCTTTCTACTCCACGACCTACAGTGGTTAGCCCTCTGCCTGCACCGATGAGCAACGCCTCACCAATACCGGTCTCTTGTGCTACTGCTGAGAAATCTGGCTTTGGCTGTGACTCGATCTCAAAGCCTTTAGGCAAAGTCACGGGCGTTAATAAGTTAGCACTGCGACTCTTGGCACTAGTTACTGCTTCATCGATACTGTCAAATCCCTGCAGTGCTCGCCCTGTAATCGGATCTTTACCGCCTGCTGATATTATCGAATTAATAGCATCCCGGTCAGATAGAAATTTACCACCAGATACAGTCGGTATATTAGTCGGGCGTCCTTGGTTTATACCTGGGTCAGTAACAGTTATGGTTCTTTCAGTGACGGAATCGCCAAACTGATTTTTAAAAATAGGGCGACCTTCGCCAGTCAGCCGTCCAGTGTCCGTCAGCGTTTCTTGCTCTTGCTCAACTTGAAACCCTGCTGGCAAAGTAGCCATTATTGAATCTCCACAAATTCACCGTTAACAACCTGCATTCGTTGTTTGGTAGTTGGATTAACAATAGTCGTGCCTTCTGGCAGTTCTTGAGTAGCAACACCGTCATCATCAAGCCTTTCGCCCCTGGCAATAACCACATCTTCGCGGTCAATATCATTGCGATTAGCCAGTTTAACGAAGCTTTCAACAGTTTGTTTATTGCGCTTTTTAGAGGCTTTAAATATCTTATCAGCTTGGTTAATAAAGTCTTTTCGTTGATCTTTACTCAGTATTTCACCACTGTCGACTTTGGCAGCCAATTGAATAAAGCGCTCGCCAAGACCTGCGGCTTTGGCAGCAGTGGCAAATTCGCCTTCTCTGACTGTTGAGCCTGGGTCCAGCATTTTCATGAAATTGAACACCAGTGCCAAATCACCGGCCGCACTGGGATCTTTGCCCGCCGCTCTAATCCGATCGAATGAGCCTATAATCTTGTCAAAATCAACGGACGCCTTTGTAATCTCGGTCCTGATCTTCGTGGCTTGTTCAAATTTTGTCTTGGAAGCGGCGACATCCTTGGCTAATTCCTTTTCCTTTTCTTTCAGTGGAATAGCCTTCGTTTCAGCAGCGGCTTTAGCCGTTTGTGCAAGTTTTAATCCAGTTTCAGCTTGTTGTAGGGGAGTGGCACGTGGCTGCCCGAGGGTAATAGCCTGGTCGGTCACCTCTTCAAGCCCAACCAAATCACCCGCTTGAATTAGTGCAATAGCCTCATCAGTATCACTCGAATCTATGCCTGCCCGATCGAGCTCCTGCTTCCGATTTTGGAGAAAAGCCAATTTCAACTGCGGGTCGGCAATTTGCTTCAACTGCTGGGCACCCTGAACAATGGAATCAATGCGTGCGGTATCTCTGGTGCCCTGCAGCTGTAAGCCACCCGTAGTTACTCGTTGCCTACCTAGCTCAGCCTTCCTTTGGATTTGATCCAAGGGTGTGCCTGTCGTGAAGGCTTGTATGCCTTGGCCGATGCCTTGCAATGTTAATCCTGCCATATGTCACCTAGTTTGCCTGATTTACCTTATCCGCCTTATATACCCTTATCCGCTCTAAAAAATCCCACTTAGAACGGCTCCTATACCCTGAATGCCACTTCGCCTACCTTCCGCTTGTCCGACTATGCCTTCTGCTGCACCACGAGCCCCTTCGATAAGAGCCTCGCCTTCTGCGGTGGCGCCAGTAACGCGAAGACCACCTAGATTTGTCGCGGCTAATTGTTGCCGCCCGACAATAGCTTCTTCACGGCCAGACACTTCACCGATCCGTGAAAACTGGTTAGATAGGTCTTGAAGTGCTAATCCTTGGCTGAATCTGGTTAGTTCACGAAGACGATCGCCGCCACCGCGACCGGTTACCGCAGATTCAGTGTTTATGCCCCTCACGCCTTGCTCTCTAAGAAACTCAACGCCAGGGGATTCCTTAAAGTCTTGGAATGCCGACGCCTGGGCTTCGGGGCCCAGCACGCCAGATAGCGCTTGCTGTAGCTGTAGACCAGGCCCCCCTTCTTTAGTGATAAACGGACTAATGTCCTCCCCTGCTGCCGCCGTGGCTTCACGGATAATACCAGCGGATTTTTTGCCGGATCGCTCTATAGTTTTACCGGCTTTTTTCTCAGCGCCACCAAAAAAGGTATCTTTGACAAAGCCCACTTACATAGCTCCTTTCACTTCATCTCGAGTGATTCCTAATCGCCATTGGTCGACTAATTGACCTTTTTTGCTAATTGATAATCTGTTGATGCCTTCATCTTGAAAGCCTTGATTTTTGGTAAAGTGGTAAACCTCTGGATAAATCATAGGGATTTCAGCATTTAATTTCTGGTATTGCTCAGGACTTTCCTCAACAAACCATTCTAAAATTAACCTCGCTGCCTCCTTACCGTGTTTCCTGTACTGTTCTAAGATGTTGCAATGTATATTCAAAGTAGTTCTATTAGCTGGGTATAAACACCACACACCCATAACATTACCATTGTCCACGATAAGCATAAAGCAGTTGGTCATGCATACATCATAGTCGCTTGAAATGTGACCATCTTCGGAGATTCTGGCGAAAATGTCCGGATCTCTTAAGATCGCCTCGACTTGTTCTTTCGTTTCAGCCCTTTCTAAATGAATCAAGCTAGCCTCTGCTCGCAATGAATGAGATATGAACTTTCGAGCTTGATAGCTCTGGTGTTGTTATCCTGGCTTTCACTTTACGGCCAAGAATATCTTTATGAATTGACCCCGTTCCTGTCACAACATAACCCGTTGGCTCCCATTCGGCACCATCTGGGGAAACCATTATCTCAACAACATGACGCCCTGTCGTATCGCTATCGCCTTTTACAAACATCGATATTCTTGTGCAGTTTTCAATGTCAACTTCATCAGTTTCTGCACCATTAACATTAGCGCTTATTTGTTGATCAGCCTTTTGTCGTATTGTCATATTATTCCCCTAACCTCTCTACGGCGACTATATCCGGACCATCAGCCGCAGCAATCGCGGAGATCTCGCCTACATACACGTTATCCACCGGTGTTGTCCATCGCTCACCAGCAGAGATTAAAATACCTTCTTTTAAATTATCAACACTAGCCGCCTGTTCTTTAATCCAAATATCTTGGTTGCCATCACTTGTAAAGATAACGATGGTTCTCGCCTCGTTATCAGCAAAGACGGTCGTGGATGTAGAAGCGTTCAACGTCACTCTGACCGTGTTTGTCGTCGCGACTGTGTTTCTTGTGCGCTCTATCATGTTGGATTATCCGTTATCAAAAAATCAGCTTGAAATGAGGATTGGATGTTGTTGTTAATAGCAGACTTGGCCTGCAGTCTAAAGTCGGTAAATTCCACCAAACCTAAAGGCGCAAGAACATCAGTTGAATTAATTTGCTGATAAACAGATAAGTTACCCCCAGATATTTCTGCTCCATCCGTAACAGTAGCATTCGAAATTCTAGAGCGGATTAGGACATCGTTGCCCTTCGGTGTCATTATACTGAAATATTGTAACCGTGCCGTCTTACCTGCAGGAACTGTCAGAGCGCCAATCTGCGCAGTGCCGACATCTGCCATCATAACCGCTCTATTTGTACCGCCACCCGCTACCCGAATAGTCAGATCGCCAGCATTCACACGTCCTGATCCTGCCGTTGTGACAAAAGCGGCTATTATCCTGAAATGTGTTCCGCTAATCGTTGCCGTACCCCCATTTAGCGTCACACTGGTAGGTGCTTGGATAACATAGTTCGCATCCATGGTGATAAGTGTGACGGTTCTTGCACCAGTGCCAGCCGACGTATCGGCCGCATTAATGCTGACAATCTCCCAGGATTCAGCGGCTAGAGGAAACGGGTTAGTGCCTGTCGGTGTGTTGAGAGACGAGATATCTCTAAATTCTGAACTGGTGATAGCTTCATTGGTGCCGCTCACAAATTGCATTGCCCGACCAGGAACGTTACCCAATTGTATCTCTATATAGGCAGCTGGATCACCTTCAAGAAAGCTCATACTACGCCCCACTCGCTAAGGTCCGCAAAATATCGTAAATGCACAGAGTTATACCTGAAAGCAATTTTCTTTGAAGTTGCGCCATTAATTGCGCCTGAAATAGTGACTGCGCCTGTCTGTCGTCTAGCGATAATTAGCTCCTCGCTGTCATTAGGTGAAGAATTCAAAGTAATAGTAATCGCCGCCGTATTTGTGCATTTTACAATCTGGTTTCCCGTAGTAGTCAAGTTTACAGCTGTTGTCACTGGTACGAGTATGAGAGCTTCAAGCGCGACGAGCCTAACAACAATAGCCACTATTGCTAACTCAATTACGCCAAGCCTTGCCTCTATAAGATCAAGCCTTGCCTCAATCAAATCCAATCGATCTGTGATGGAATTTGTATCAACACCCAGCTGATCAAAAAACTCAGCGTAACGGGTATTGAAGTTTCCAAACTCATCGAAAACAGGCTCAGAGCGTAGCGGTGCATTCAGATCGTTAGCCACTGTCTGTGGACTCCGCATTCGCAAACAGGCCGTAAAAATCAGCAGGTATTGACGCGGTTGTCTTAAATCTCAACACCCGTGAATGTGGTATTTTCCCCAACCTGCTCCATGAGACATTGATATCGTACTCGCCGGTATCGCCCATTGATCTAGACAGTTCACTCTTAAACGAGCGGCCTCCGTTGTCTGAGTAATCCATTCTAAGACGAGGGTCCTCAATTTCTGTTGTGCCTTCGCCGGTACGCATGAACAAATCTATTCTGTGCGAGAAAATGTATTCTAGTAATTCCACAAACGGCTTCGTGGTGAAGAATTTCTCAATTAGGGTGCCGTATTCAGTAAATACATTGGTGTCTAATTTGCCCACCTTGCCAGATCTGTCATCACCCACCGTGATATTGCCATATGCCTTAGCGCCGTGAATGGCACGCCACTTCATAAACCCCAGTCCATTGGATATACCGGTTTGTCTCTCGTGCCATTCAGGTTTACCGGATAGCTTTGAAGTCGCACTGTCATAAACAAACGTATTATCACCAACCGTGAAAACTGCAAAATAGTTACCGTTCTCAGCATAAGAAAATGCCCTGGTCTTGGATATAACATCTTCTGCGTAGGCATGTATTAAATTATCGATTGATGATGTTGATATCTTTTGAACACTTGAGCCAACGGCTTGGTAAATACCGGGCTTTTCATTTTCGCCGCCACCAAGAAACAAAAAGGTTTTATCGAATGAGATAACGGAGTTTGGCGCGGCGCACCCTTTAGGGATCATAGCGCCTGGGATTCGTTGCATGGGAAAACCAGTAGTGACAATTGTTCGATAGACCTCGGTGGTTGTTTCTCCCAAGATGTAGAGCTGGTTGTGATCGTTGAAGCCTTTAACGATGCGATCCGGGCTTATCTCTGCGTCCTCGAAATCCAGGGCGTTGAAGTTTTTACCATCATTAACTTCTTTCGATGAACCAGTGAAAAATATCAAGTCGGTGGTGAAAACATAAAAACCATCTTTGAAGGTAACCGTTTTAGCCTTTCCAAAACTTCCAAATACGCTGTCGGCTATAATTTCAAGAGTATTAGTCGAAGGAGTGAAAAAGTAACTATTACCAGTAGGATCAACAATAGCGATATTAATGCCATTCGAAGCAATAGAAACATCATCAGACCCTGAAATATTCCCGTGATTCTTCGCTGTGCCGTTATCACTGAACGAATATAGCGCGGTGCCGATAATTCTAAACGGCTTTCCATCGCTGAAAACCAGGACACCACGGCTCTTAATTGTGGATACATTGGCTATCTCACCTATTCCAGGGGTGTGTAGTAATGCTCTGCGGGTTGCTGCGCTTGCTTCAGGGATGACAGGGTGTAAATTAACGACGCGCTTATCAAGCAACGGACCTGATCGGCTAACGTAGAAGCCATCCGCAAAATTCAACTCTATGCGAGGCACTTATCACCTCCCTATATCTGGTTGGATCGACATTGAGTCAGGTTCGAAATCAAACCCTAGCGAGTTTTCTAACAGTTCGTCAGCAATCGCCTTTAGGTTGGTTAATTTGTCCTGTGGGATACGGTATTCCGGGGCTATGTCCACTGCCAGATTATATTTTAGTGTTCTGAACCATTCAGCGGGAAAATCTGCATTATCAGCAGTATCCAGTGTGATATCCAAAGGCCGCTCGTAGGTGAATCGTGCTATTTGATCAGCGTCGTTAGCGGTCTGCCAAATGTAAATTCGCCCATCGGTGAGTTGCGGCGAGTAATACCAATTGTTTATCGTGCCTTTAGACAGCTTGTCGGGTTGCGCAAAGTATTCCTCCCTTGACCATTGGTCGGCCTCGATCTCTTCGCTGGTAGCACCTATCTTGTCTCTGCGTAGCTGCAATAAGCGTAAAGGTCTTGGAATCAAGCTGGTGAAGGTGAAGACAGAATTATCAATGGCGGAAACACCGGTCAATTTATTATTCAGTATGAGTTCGCCAGGTGTGGAAACTGAAATAGTTCTAATCGTGGTCCACTGTCGTGTGCCGTCATCTAGGCGAATACCAATTTTGTCTTTTTCTGCCATGCCCACCGTTGAATCAAGGGTAATAGTCAGATCATTAGCGACACCAGCGACTGCCATTTCAGTACCGATAAAGTCGTCTTGATTTGTGGCTTCGTCGCCAGTCGGGCCAAGCAAGTAATCAGTCTTGGCGACATCGAGAAAAAGAATCCCTTCGGTCTTTGTCCACAAATGCAGACCTTGGTTTTGCCATGACTTAACCATGTAGTTAAGCGCTTCCAAGGTGTCCTGTGTTTCTTCAGGCTCTGGTGTTTGGTTGGCATCAATCTCGCCAATCAAGCGCAGTGCAGCGTTAACAATATCCTGGGACGTTGCGGTCAATACAGTGGTCATATCATTTGATCCAGGGTTATCGGTGGGTCGATTAGTGCGGAATCCTCACCCTGTGTTCTTGTACCATCGGTTACGGCTATTTGCTCTTTTCTGCCACGGATTGTTAGTTGAGGATGTTTCGGCTCGAACTCTGTTGCTCGGTGCACTAGCTGACCTTTCCAATTAAAAACGCACTCAGAGCGCTTAAACTTCTGCCCCGAGTCGTCGGATATTACATTGTGATCTCCGCGCTTAAACCTATTTTTCACTGTTAGTCCGTCTTCATTACAGATACAGAGTAAGTAATACTGTCAACATCTCCGTGGGCCATCGTCAGCCTTGTTATCTGCGGCAACATCGCACTAGCTGACAGATTAGCAACAGAGGTGATCTCAGGGTGCACTTGCAGCACAGTTATGCCAGTAGCCGTGATTGCTGCGCCGGTTAACAACGTATAAATGCTTCCAGAAACGGGGTCAACACCACTAATGGTTGGCACTACGCTTGGTGTGGCTGCAATCGCTGTAACATCAATAACAACCTGAATACCAACGTCCTTGCTAGTATTCAGATCAACCACTGCAGGGGTAGCTGTGCGCGCTGTCGACGGATAAGCCGTGCTTGTCGCTTTACTGGTCATTAGCTAGCCTCCAAAACAACCTCATCGTAAATGATTATAATGTCGAAAATCGCCGTATCAGAACCTGCAGAGCAAGTGTAAGAAATTGGATCACCTCCCGCTGTAATGTCAGGGTTACGAGCTGCCGCTGTGGTGGCCTCTGTGATCTCGAACAACAGAGCGCCAAGAGTTACCGCACCATCTGCCAGAGAACCGCGAACCAATCCAGCAGTAGCTAACGAGACACCATCCAGGTAGCCATCTGGATCGTTTGATGTGCCTTGCGTGCCAACGTCCACCGTTTCAGTAGCGTCAACCGTAATGACGTTTAAAAACACGTCATGGACAATTGCATTAGTGGGCAACGTGAAGCCGGTTTGTGTTTCAGTGGTCTGCGCATCACAGCGGATAACCGCCGTTTTTCGCACTAGCTTGGTATCAGCTGCTAAGCGAGAACTATCTGCTGCTGCAGTTGAGCCGCTGAACTTCTTTCGAGTTGCCAAACCTGTTGGGTAATTTGTTCCGATTGTCATTTGAATCTCCAAAATTAATCAGTCGCTAGGACCAGAGATGTGAGAACAAAGGGGCCGTTAAGCCCCTGGTTTTAAGAGCCTGGCGTGCCCATAGCTCCTCGGGCATCTGACCAGCCAAAGCTGTAACGTTCATCGGCCTTGAATCGAGCATTGCCAGAAGTGAACGCATTGTCTTCGCCAAAACGAACCGCGCGGCGAGTGTAATACTTCATGCCTTCGGGTGCGTCAGTGGTCAAGAACCAAGCATCGACATCGGTTAGGAATGGGTTGGACATAAACCCATCTCGAACCGAATTCATATCGCGCACAGCGTTGGTTGCGTTGTTGCCAGTGTCATTCTGAAGAACAGAGCCCAAAATACGCTGAGCCTCAAAGCTGTTTGCAGGAGCCACTAACAAGCGAAGCGCTTGAAGTGCTGCAGGCAAGCCGCGAGCGTCAGTCATGGTCTGAATCAGAATCAACATATCTTCCAAAGACGCCTCGGAAAGATCCGCATCAGTGGCCAAACGGTTGGAATAAGTACCGCCTGAAGGACCATTAACGTGTGCCGTTGAAAACAATGGTAAGCCATCGCCATCAGGCATCAGCACGCCAGTATCAAAACCGTTGTTGTAAACAGCAGCGCCTTCAATTTCCTTGGTGATATTCATTACCCGAGCCAAAGCCCGTGCGCCGGTGTTGAGCTGCCCATACAACTCATCCTCCAACGCTTCCTCGGTCACAATGTAACCCTTAGCAAACGTGGTGTGAATGTACTTAGGCGTGAAGCCTTGTCGACGTGAATCAAAAGTAATGTCATCGCCTTCCGGCTTGCTTGAGGCTCGATTAAAACCCTCCAGCTGAACATCAACTTCGAATGCCTTGGTAGAATCATGGGTCGCAAACATCTTGTCGAACTTGCGATCATGCTCTTTTAAGGAGTTGCCAAAAATTGCTTTGACGCCTTTCTGTAATAAGCGTGGGACTGAACCCGTTGAAATAGTCATGATTAAATCCCCAGGGCAAGCCCAGTTAAATGCATGGAACACGGCTAATCCATGGGCATTGCAGGCTGGCCCTAAGCGCTCATATGCCCAGGACCAACTAACCTCATACCTTAACAGTGGTCAGGATATGGACACCGCTCTAAGCAATGTCGAT